CCAGCAACTAAGGCGATCAGAAGCAGATGACAGATCTACCGTCACATGCGACTGAGTATGGGAAGCCAGACGAGCGAACTCCTGATTCTCAGTTTGATCACGGAAGTGAATTGACCGAGAGATAGGGGTATTCGCAAGTCGCGAAGTGAGGTAATCTTTGATGGACTGTTGACACCATTGATGCGCAACAGGTTCACTGGCGATAAGCCGTGGACCCTTGAGCGTCTTTGGTACAGCAATCAATCTAGACGGATACTCGTTCATGGAAAACCGTGAATAAGTATCACCACTTCGTGAGAATGCAGCCCAATTACCGTAATTGGCAAAGCCAAAATCGGCAAGAGGGAATACATTCTCAAGCTTAGCCGGCCAGCTTGGAAAGTCATACTTAAACTGAGTATGACGCTGGTCAGCTACAGCACCTGGTCCGTGCTTAGTTCTCCATTCGAGGGGTTTGAAGACCCCGAGACAGGCGGAGACGATGTCGGCGGTCCGTTGGACAGCCTCCATGGTTCCAGCTGTATTGGAGAGAGATTCGTCTCTTCCGTGATTAAGATCAGGGAAAAGAGGAACAGGCTGCAAATTACGAGAATCGCCAAAATGGAGATTCCGAAGATCTGCAATCCTGAGTCGATCATCTTCCCAATCAAGGGTAGGAGGATCGACTTCTCGGTCTGTTTCGAAGAATTCATGAACGTGTTCCCATGTTCTTGAATCGTCGCAAGGAACCTTTACCTTCTTAGCTGCGTAAAGCAGCTGGCGAATGTATCGGATAACCACGACGTTCGAATCAGCCCTAAGCACACCGAATTCGTCGAAAACGCAAAGAAGTAACCCCTTGAATAGTCTTGGGATTACGACCCGTCGTTTAAACGGCCTGAAACCAGGCAGTTCAAAAGGCGTTAGGCGTTCCGCAGCGAGGCACTTATCAAAGTGCTTTCCTGCGGCGGGGAGGTCAATCATAAGGTATGATAAACCTCTGCTGTCGACGAGAGAGAGCAAGCGAGAAGCATCCCGCTCACAATCATGTCGGAGAGAGGGGTAGTGCACTGCAATGTCAGATAACATTGCAGAGTACAGTCCCTTAAGGTACATCACGTAGCTTTTCATATAGAGTCCTTTCAGTTAAGGGTTTCTATATCTACGGCTACGCTCACCCATCTCCCTGAGTCGGAAGCCTTAGGGCACTAGAAGTGCCTTACGACTCCCAGCCCAGCAACTTGGCTGCGATGCCACCAGCTTTTACCATGTAGAAGCTCATGGCCTCGGACAAGTCGATGACGTCAGCTGCGACCTCATTAGGATCCGTACGGATCGTAAAGATGATCTCAGTCAGACGACCAAGGGGCGCCGTTTCAGTAGGCTTCAGGAACCTGGAGAACGTCACAGTGTGACGATCAAAGGGCTGAGTGCCTGCCTTGACGTTGTCCTTCGAGTGCCGAACTTTCGTTCGGTACTGAACGGTCGTCTCGTCCAGAAAATATTCGGACGAGTAACCGTCTTGGTTAATCAGCGGCAAAATCTTGGCAGTTCCACCGGAACCGTCAAGAGTAACCGTCAGGGTTGAGCCTAGCATAGTGTACCTTCTTTCTTGGTGCTAACAAGTAGCGTAAGCTACGACATATCTCAGCGACTTCGCTGGATATGCAAAGCGCCAAGAATCGAGAATTGTCGACCGTTTAGAAACGGAATCGACGCCGACAGAGACCCACTATTCGTGATACGTTGTTTCGTCTCACGGATATGTGCGCCTTCGCCGCCCTTAGCCCAGGTTTGATTGCCTGGGATACGGACATAGTCGCGTCTCGTAAACCTCTTCGTCATTACACATGGCGTCGAGTGAGTAAGAGGGATCGCGTTGTGATGAGCTCCAAGGAACTCATCCACATTCGTGAACCAGGAGACAAGCCAGGACCAGGGTATTGCATCCCAGGCCTGTTTTGGAGAGATACCCTTCATTCCGAAGGCTAAATCTCTAGCAAGTCGACCCATATCGCGACTACCGAGATCAAAAGGTGGTAAGCTAGCTGGGTACCAGCGAACTGTTCCCCAGCGCTCAACAGTAGAAAAATCCGTAACTCGGCAGTTTATTAACAAACCGAGCGAGGACTCTATTGTACGGCTACTATCGTAGACATCTTCGATAGTATGCTTCCAACTATTGAGTCGAACGCGGCGCTGCAACCCCCCGTTAGCGTACAGATTATGCAGTTCACGTGCCTTTTTATCGACATGTGACTGAAAATCCAGTAGCTTTCGTAGATCCGAGATTAGGGGACTCCATCCCATGACGTAGGAAAGGTAGTGATTAGAAGCGACTTTAGGGTGAACACCCTGAAGTCCCTTCTTCACCGCATTCCTGCCCTGGAGCCGGAGAAGCCCAATATCGCGGATCATGCCGGGGAGGTCCTTGAGCTCATACAGAAAGTTTGGTATCGATATCGCAGGCCGGCTAGGATTAGACCTAGCCAGCGTAGCGACCGCTACGTCACTTACTTATGGGATCGAAGACAAGAGTCCAGATGGATGTGCTAAATCCACGTAATACCCACTGGGAAAGTAATCTCGGTATAACCGATAACCACTTACCCCAGGGACGCCCGTCGAACCGTTCAAGGGTATCCAATTACGAGAGACAAAGTCAATCGTAAGAGGATTATCTTGATCGCGTCGGTTAACCTCGTCATCACAGCGAGAGTAGACTGCCGGGTAGGCAGAATTCTCTAATTGTGTGAACGATGAGCTAACAGTCGTAAACCGCTCGCGGTAACCACCGCCAGGGGTATTAGTTTGACGAGTACGGGTTCTGGACACAGTTGCAAAGTCTCAGTGAGGTCACGGGATGTGACGAGCTATCGCTCGAGAGCCCCTCAATAGAGGGGC